GTTTCATTGCATCTTTTGTAACCTGGGTAGTGAATGGTGGCCTGGTCAGATAATGAAGAAAGTACGTTGGAAGGAGATGGTAACAGGGGTGGTACTAGGTACTGTCTTCATGTCACCGTGGTCCTCCCTCTTTGAAGTCAGACCTTACACTGATGTTCAATTGGTCTCAGTAGCTAAGACAGACACAGCAGTTACCATTACCGCTAACTTCCGTAAAACTGATTGCTCCTTTCAACGCTTAGAGGTTTTTGGGTATGATCTAGGTCAGACTTACGCCCTGGATTGGGGGAATGTTGTAGTAAGGGACGAGGTAGATCGTGGGTTTAGCTACGATAGGGTAGAAGGGGGTCACACCCTCCGTATCAAGGTCAAGCTACCCGACACAAGCTACGATAAGATTGAAATAAGAACAAGACATCTATGTGATGGGGCTAAGATTGACAAGGTTTTCGTTACAGTAGATTCAAAGGATCTAATATGATACAGGTACTCCTCCCTATCCTAGCGCCTATCCTAGGTGACGTTCTGAAGAAGATAATACCTGATTCAGACAAACGTGCTGAGATTGAACGTGAGACTAAGTTAGCTCTCTTGGAGCACACAGACTCCTTGGAGAAGGTACGTGGGGAGATTATCCTTGCCGAAGCTAAGTCAAGCAACTGGATCACATCAGCTTGGCGTCCCCTCCTGATGTTAGTGGCTATTGCTATCATCGCTATGAACTACCTTGTGTTCCCTATCATCGCCATTGGGTACCCGAGTATTATGGACAACCTCCTCGAGCTGCCTGATCAGCTCTGGAACCTTCTAACACTTGGTGTTGGTGGTTACATTGTAGGACGTAGTGGCGAGAAGATGATAGATAACTTTAAGAAAGGTGATAAGTAATGGGCTGTTGGGTTAATAAGAAAGAACCGTGTGGTTGTTGTTTTGGGTGCTGGAACATGGACCCCGCTTCCATTTCAACTAAGTTTAAACTACTCAACGGTACTGTTATCACTTCCATCTCTTTGTTTGAGGACTGAGAGAAATGGCAGATAAGAAAAGAGACTACAAGAGGGAACGTGAGCTCCAGCTTAAGTCTTCTAAGTCTAACCTAGCGGCTAACGCCTCTCGTAAAGCGGCCCGCCGTAAGCTGGAGAAAACAGGGGCTGTCTCTAAAGGAGACGGTAAGGACGTGGACCATAAGAACCGCAACCCCCTTGACAACTCCACTAAGAACCTGAAGGCCAAACCTAAGTCAGCCAACCGTAGCTTCTCCCGTAAGGCAAATGCTAAGAAGTATGGTAAGAATATAGGGGCCTCTAACCCACCCTCACAAAGGAAGTACAAGAAATAATGATGTTTAAGGAACATGAGAAAGAGCTTAACAAGAAGGGTTACTTCTTTACAGCTGATCAGATCGTAAATAAACGTGGTGACGTTCTAGCAAGTATGAACCCCTATGGTGAGTTTGACTGCAAGGACGATGACCTGATGGTCGCCATCTGTGACTGTGAACTCTCTGCAGCTGAGAGTGTTAAAGTGGTTGAGAAGAAACCAGCTAAGAAGAAGAAACGTGCACGTGATGAGGATGGCCACTTTAAGGCTGATGATCCAACAACTCCTGACGTCAACGAAGCCTGGGAAGAGTAAGGTATGTCCAACCCCTCCTATACTACTTTCTTTGAAGGTAAGTCTGTAACGAGTACTACAGCTGACGCAGGGGCTGACGTAGTCTTCGTCGCACCCTTGAACCACGATGCAGAGATCACCTTCTTGAGTTGTACGAATGGCGGGACGACTGACACTGTCAATGTGATGGTCTATCACTTCGATGATGACACCTACTACTACCTTCTTAGACAACACTCTATCGCAGGTAACGATACATACCTGCTTGCGGAGAAGTCATCAATCTACCTCCACGCAGGGGATAAGTTAGTAGTATTCAAGAACGGGGGTACCTTTGACGTCAGTGTCTCTGGTAAACTCTTCTACAACCCAGTTAGGAGCCTATAGTGTCTAAACGTGAATTAACAGAAAAGCAGGAATTGTTCCTGTCTGTACTCTTTGAGGAAGCAGAGGGTGACCCCCTTAAGGCTAAGAAGTTAGCTGGTTACTCTGATAACGTGCCGACCTCTACTGTAACAGCAGCGCTGGCCGATGAGATTTACGAACTAACTCGTAAGTTCATTGCACAGAGCTCAACTAAAGCTGCCTATACCATGTTCAAAGTCATGGGAGACACGGATATGTTGGGTGCTAAGGAAAAGATGAATGCAGCCAAGGACCTTATGGACCGTGCTGGGTTTACTAAGACGGAAAAGGTAGAGGTCTCCAGCAGGGAGCCAGTCTTTATTCTACCTTCAAAGAAGGAGCAAGACTAATGGCTGTTAAGAAGGACCCACGTTTGGAACGTGCAGGTGTATCTGGTTACAACAAACCTAAACGTACACCTAACCACCCTAAGAAGTCCCATGTTGTAGTCGCTAAAGAGGGTGACAAGATTAAGACTATCCGCTTTGGTGAGCAGGGTGCTAAGACAGCAGGTAAGCCTAAAGCTGGTGAGTCTGCTGCTATGAAGGAGAAACGTGCAAGCTTTAAGGCTCGGCACGGCAAGAACATCAGTAAGGGCAAGATGAGTGCAGCTTACTGGGCTGACAAGGCTAAGTGGTAATAACAACAATAATAATAACTTGACAAACTAATGTGTGTGTGATATAAGATGGCTAGAAAACAAGCACCTTCCTTCAAGGCCAAAGTTAAGGGCCAATCATGGAAGGTTCCTAAAAAGGGATTAGACGGGGAGTGGTAC